CCACCACCTCCACCACCTCCACCACCTCCACCACCTCCACCACCTCCACCACCTCCACCCCCCACACCAACCACTACCCCCAGTCCAACTCCGACTTCGACTACAACTCCCAGTCCAACTCCGACTCCGACTCCGACTCCGACTCCGACTACAACCCCCAGTCCAACTCCGACAGCTACACCACGCCCTACCCCAACTCCTACCCCCACCGTTCGCCCTCGTGTTTCATGGCCCCAAGCGCAAGCTATGGCTGCTGCTATTGGCAAGCCAGAGCTTGCCAACGTCTTCTATTACGGCAAGGAATTCGTTGCAAAGAAGCGAAAACCGGGGGAGAAGGGGCAGTACAAACAACTCAGCGTTACCAAAGCCGGTGCACTAGGAGAACAGATTGAAGAGCAGCAGATTGCTCAAGAGCGCCAGATGGAGCAAGAAGTTGCCCAAGAACGCGAAAAGCGGGAAAATCCAGCAGGGGTAGAAGACTATCTGCAGCAGATCTTGGCCCGCCCAGAGCCAGAAGAGCCGTCAATTGATGACTTGCTGAACATGATTGGAAGGGGTTGATATGTACGTATGGGATGAAGACACTCAAGACTGGGTAGAAGACCCCGAGTACACGAGTGAGACTGCAGATACAGGATTAACAGCCCCAACTTATTGGGATCAGGTAACGTCAGACCTAAGTAATATTTCTTGGAACGACGTAAAAAGGCTCTTTTCTGGTACATCCCCTTTTGGTGTCCCAGGGCAGATTGCTGGCCTTGGCGGGGTAGGCTACCTACTCAACAAGCTGCTCGGCGGCGGTGGTGGAGGTAGTGGGTTTGCTAGCTATCAAGGAGGTATTCCATCCTTGACTGCGTCCCGCCAAATGTTGCCAATCCCTCAGACAGTGACTACGCCTGAAGGTAAGACCGTACCGCGCCGACCGGGTTCAGGTGGCATCACGTACTTCAGCCCGATGGTGTACTCGGCTGCACCAACGCTGCCCCCAGGTGTTTCTCCTCCAGCCCCACCTGCTAAAGTGTCCGATGACAAAACAGGGGGTAGTGGAAATATTCCGCCGATGACACCGCCCGTAGACCCAGACGCTGGCCCCCCTGGTGGAATCCAGCATACCCCACCTGCAGTTGGTGAATCAACCTCTTCTCTTGCCAGAGGTGGCATAACTTCTCTTGCCAAGGGTGGTCGATTTCTTCGTGGCCCCGGTGACGGTGTGAGTGATAGCATCCCTGCAAAGTTTGCAGAAACCGGCAAGCCCGCCGCCCTTGCTGATGGTGAGTTTGTGCTTGATGCCCGCACCGTGTCTGAGATTGGCAATGGATCAAGCGAGGCTGGAGCCCGTAAGCTGTACGCCTTCATGAAAGCTGTACATGGTGCCCGAAAGAAGGCTGGCCGTGGGTCCAAGTCTAGTGCTGACAAGCACCTGAACAAACTCCTTGCGTAAGGAAAAATCATGGCAACATCAATGCCCAACACTGCAGGTACTGCAGCATCTTCACTTGGTACAGCTGGAGGGTCTTCGTCTTCTACCCTTTCTCAGTGGGCTGGCCCGTATGTAACGGGGATGATGGGCAGGGCGCAGGCAATTGCAGATCAGCCATATCAGGTCTACCAGGGTCCGGTAACTGCAGGTGAATCCGGACTGCAGTCAAAGGTGTTTCAGGGGCTAGGTAACCTGACATTCCCCGGCCAGTTGGGGCAATCGTTCTCGGCGCAGGGGGCATATCAACTGCCCACCATGACCTCTACTGGGGTTACTGGGCAGCAGACTGGCCCAGGTGGTGTTGCTGTTCAATACATGAACCCGTACTTGAGTGCCGTGCTGACACCCCAGCTAGACGAACTACGTCGGCAAAGCCAAATTACTCAGATGGGCACTGCTGGTAAGTTGGCTCAGGCCGGGGCCTTCGGTGGTTCACGTCAAGCCATCATGGATGCTGAGACCCAGCGCAATTTGCTGCAAGAACAGAACAAAGCTATCGGCCAAGGATATGCAAATGCGTATGACAAGGCGATGGGGCAGTTCAATACAGAGCAAGGCCAAGCTAAAACTCTTGCGGACATGATGACCCAAGCGGGTTCTGCACAACGTGGCATTGAGCAAGAAGGCATTACTGCTGACTACAACGAATTCCTTGCCCAACGTGACTACCCACAAAGGCAAGTGCAGTTTCTACAGTCGATGTTGCAGGGCTTGCCGATCTCCACGGTGACTAACACACCTGCTCCGCAATCAGGGTTGGGCCAGCTTACCTCTACCATTGGTGGGCTTGGGTCACTGTTGGAAGCCCTTAGAGGGTTGGGTATTGGTACTCCGGGTTAACAAACATGAACCTTATTCAAGTTCAAGAGCGGCTGAAGGATCTTCCGATCCAAGCCATCATGGCTTACGCCAACGGTATGAACCCGGACGTGCCACCATATTTGGCACTAGGGGAAATGCAACGGCGAAAGCGCTTAGAGCAAGAATCCCAGCCAGCAGAAGCCCCAACGGGGACCGTCAAAGACCAGCTTGAACAACAGGCTGGTCTTGCTGCTTTGCAGCAAATGCAGCAGCAACAGGCTCAACAGCAGATGATGCAATCGGCTGCAGCGCAACCCATGCCTGTACCCGAAGGCGCACCTCAGCCCGAGGTGCAGCCAGAAATGTCTGGCATTGCCAACGCCGCTGCTCAGCCCGGAGGTATGCAGCCTGATGTTATGGGTATGGCAGGTGGTGGCATCGTCGCGTTTGCCAAAGCTGGTGATGTGGACGAAGACGAGGATGAAGACGACGACGAGGGGGATGAAGATGAAGAAGCCGGTGCAGGTTATGGTGGTGCCGAGACTTACGCTTATGAGCCCACAGTCAGGCCCACAGTTCCTGGGCAAACCGGAGCAGTAGCAGACCAATCCCCACTTGTTTCGCGGCAGCTACCCCCTCAAACTGAAGGTGGCATCGCGGGTCCAGGACTTCGCCTTCCTCCCCAAGCTGCCCCTCAACCTGCCACAGCCCCACAAGGTCTTCAATCAATTGCTCAACAGCTAGCTGATCGCCAAGCACAAGCTGCTCAACAGAGGGCTGCTGTACCACAAGCACCCCAAATGCCAACCCGTGAAAGTATGGCTAGGGAAAACCCCGCCATGTACGGGGTACTCAACAAGCCAGTCGGCCAAGACTACTTGACTGGGTTGCAGGCATTGTTGGCTAAGCAGGCTGCGGAAGATCCAAAGGCAATGGAGCAGCTTGAGCGGAATAAGCGGATGGCTTTCTTCAAAGCCTTGATAGATGCTGGTGAAGCTACGCGTGGGCAAAGAGGGTTTGGCCCCTTGGCTGCGGGGTTTGGCAGATCCATGATTCCTGCGCTAAAGGGCCTCGCGGAAGAAGAAACTGGTATTCGCGGGTTGGCATTGAAGCGGGATGAGCTACTCAACAAAGCCAAGTTTGATGTTGAAAAGCTCCAACGCGCCCAAGGTGAAGGGGACCTAAAGGCTGAACAGAAGAGCAAGCAAGACCTGTTCAAGAGCGCCGTCGAGCTTTACAGGTCTGGTAACGCATCGCTTGCCCGTGAGATTGGTGCACTTGCTGGTATTCGTGAAGCCGAGATCCGTGCAGCCGCTACTGAACAAGCGGCCAAGATCCGTGCTGCTGCCAAGGGGAAAGGTGCTGCTGCGGAGAAAATTACTGATCAAGAGCGTGGGGTTAGACGGTACTATGACGCAATGATCGCGGAAGGGGCTAAGCCTGGACCGGTCACCATGCGCAACGCCCAAGAGTTGTACCTCCGGGGCAAGGGAGTTGCTTCACTTGAGAGCACTTCTGCCCGCAGAGACCGCGACATCGCTGATATGCTGAAGACCGCTGAAATAATGGCGTTTGGTGAGCTTGCAAAAATGTCCGAAGCAGAAAAGCGAACTTGGCGAGCCAACAAGCGCAAAGAAATTGAGGCTGACTACGAGGCTGGTAGGTATAGACTGCAGCGAACACCGGAGGCCCCCACTGCCCCTGCCCCAGGTGCATCTTCACGCCCTCCCCCACCCCCCGGCTTTAGGTAAGGTAGAACATGGAAAGAGCCTACAACCCACAAACTGGGGAGTACGTATTTCTAGTTGATAACCAATGGGTCAAGCCGACGGAGTCAGCCAAGAATCCGCAGACTGGGGAACTGGCATTTCTTGTTGGTAATCAGTGGCAGGTAGTACCGCCACCTGCTCCAGCCACTCCCCCCACCGGGGGGCTTGCCTCCTTGTTTGGTGGCAAAGAAACGTACCCTGGTAAAGTAGGCCCCATGACTGGGGCCGAAGCTTTTGGGCGGTCACTGCTTGCTCAGCCTCCTTTGCTTGAGCGCCCAGGTCCAGCAGTAACTCCTGAGTTCGGCACTCCGGGCTACACCGACCCGATGCTGCAGCCAGAGTTTGTGGCTGGGATCAAGGCCAAGCTGGACGCAATACCCGAGGCTCAGCGCAACGCTGCGCTGATGAAGCTTGGCACCAGAACTGATGCAACTGGCCGAGCCGCTCGACAGATTGCTAATCAATACGCTGCCCTTGAGGGTGCACTGCCCGCCACAAAGGGTGTACTAGAGACTCGTCTTGAGCCGCAGATGGAGCGGTTCATGCAGCAAGGTGCTGCACCAGAGACTGCCAGGAGTAAGGCAATCGCCCAGGCTATGACTGGGTTGCCGGGGCAAGACCTCCAGCAGATGACTGCTGATGTGGTGGGTGAGCAGGCTGGGGCTGAAGCTGCCAAGATCAAGAAGGAAATGGAAGGCGCTGGGTTTGCCCAGCGTGTGGGTGCTACTGCCGGTGCACGTGCCGAACAAACCGGCATGGGGTTGATGAACATCTACGCCGACATCGTCGGTGATGAGGAGATGAAGACTCGACTGCGCGGAGCGCAGCGTGTAGCGGCTGAGCGGGGCGAGGCTATTCCCAAGGGCGAAGGGGTGTTTGCACAGTCTGCCCAGCAGGCTATGGCTACGCTCACCACACAGGGGCCGATGCTTGCACTCAGTGTCATGACGGGGACTGCTGTACCCGTACTGGCGAATGTGGCTGTTGAGGTATTCGGCGGCGAATACGGTGAGGGTCGAAGCCAAGGGCTAAGTCCTCAGGCTGCAGCAACCCGTGCATCGCTGCTGACAGCTGCAGAGATTGTCTTTGAGCGTTTTGGTATGACGGGTGCCTTGGCTGGGCTGAAGAAGCAGCTAGCTGGTAACCCAAATGCTGACATTGCACGCTACTTTGCCACCGCTATGGCAAAGGAAATACCTGCAGAACAAGGAACCACGCTCGCTCAATTCCTTATAGACAAAGCCCCTGAGTTCGGGCTGCGACCCAATGCTGGTTGGGCGGATCTGTTGGAAGCAGCGGGGGAAACCCTTAGACAGACAGTGATCCAGTCGGGCGCTATGGCAGGCACAACGGTTGGAGCCATTGAAGGTAAGCGTGGTGCTGAGCGGGCGTTGGAGAAGTACGCCCCCGAGGTAGCCCTTGCCCGAGGCCTGCGTAAAGACATCGCTGAGCGGGACTTCCTCAAAGAGCCTGTCGAAGAATACGCACGACGGGCTTTGTCGCCTGAGATGTACGACCCCGGCAAGGTCATCCCTAAGCCGGAAGTACAGCGTGCCCAGTTCGCACAAGAAACTGCGCTGGACCAGAACAAGATTGTGCAGCGCACAAAAGAACTGATGGCTTCAGGTATGGCACCTGAAGACGCCGCGCTGCAAGCCTTGGACGAAGCACAGCAAACCCAAGCTCCTCCTCCCCAAGCACCACCCGCACCACCGGTAGCTCCTCCGACGCCCCCGGCCCCTCCTCCTCCGGCTGTGACTCCTCCGACGCCTCCGGCTCCTCCCGCAGCAGACGCCCGTACCAAAGAGTTGGAAGCTGCAGAGCGTGAAGGCAAGATCAACGTACTGACCAACCAGTACATCCAAGCTGGTTGGGAAGAGGCTGATGCGCGTAAGCGGGCCACTGCCGTTGTTGATGAGCAGGCTAAGCCCCCTGCCCCTGCTGAACCACCTGCCCCGGAAACTCCCGTTGTCAATGCTTGGCCGACTGCGTTGCTGCAGGAAACACTGAAGACGCAGCTTGCTAAACCCGAAGATCAGCGCAAAGTCCCCCTCATTGATGCAGTACGTGCGGAACTTACAAAGCGTGGACAGCCAGAAACCCCGGCTGAAGGAGCCCCAAATGTTGCAAAACCTGTCGAACCAACAACTGGAGAAGGCGTTTCAGTGGCTGGCAAGCCCACTGCAGGTGCCCCCGCCCCAGGAACTGGAGCCCCTCCAACAGGTGGAGTGGTTCCTACTGAGCCGGATGCTGGACGGCCTGATGCAGGAGCAACAGAACAGCCCACTACAGTAACTCCAACTGCTCCAGCAGTAACTCCAACTGCTCCGGTAGTAACTCCAACTGCTCCGGTAGTAAAGAAAGAAACTACTGCGCCCCCTGCGCTTACCTACACCCTTGCTGTACCTGGGTTCTTCGACAGCTTGGGTATTGCACCCAAGGCACCGATCCGTACCCGGCTTGCTGACAAGGAGTTGACGGATCCTGAAGTCACTAAACAGCTTAAGAAGTTCGTCACTATTCCTAATCTGAACCCAGAGACCAAGCAGAAAGTCTCTGAGTACTTGCGTGGTGCCGGGGCAGGGGAAGCTAAGCCTGAGGTCAAGGAACGGCGTCAGAAGATGACCCGTGGCGAAGCCCGTGTTGAAGCTACTGGTGAGACTGCACCGACTGCAGAAGAACTGAAGAAGTCTGCCCCCCGCGAGGGCGATACCGTCCGTGTGGGTAACACGATGGGCGTGGTGATCGGTGTGGACGGTGACCGTATCAAGGTGCACCCAAACAATGCCACCAACCCGAAGGCATACCACAGCGTTCTTAGGAAGAACGTAGAAGTCATTGCGCGTCCGAACCTGACGGCTACGTCTGCTGCGTCAAAGCAGCAATTTGGTTCTGAGGATGTCAAGCTTCAGGCCGACATGGGCAACCTGATCAAGGTGCTCGGCGCAAGCATGTATGCGGCTAACGTAGCCGACGTTGCAGTCAAGGAGCTTCTACAAAACGCGTTTGACGCCGTCAAGGGTGCAGTAAAGACTGGGTTGATCAAGACCGGTGATATCAAGATCACCCTCGATGCAGAGAACCGCACCATTACTGTGTCAGACAACGCCAGGGGCATGACCCCCGACATCATCAAGTCAGCTTTCTTCACTGTCGGTGGCACAAGCAAGACTGATCTTGACCCAGGTGAACGCAGCGGTGGTCTTGGCCTTGCCAAGATGGGCTTCATGCTCGGTTCTGAATGGCTGAAACTGGACACCGTGCGTGATGGCATGCGCACAACCGTTGACGCCACGGCAGAAGAGATTGCTGGTGAGGTCTTCCAGATCAAAAAGCAAGCCGCTCCGAAGTCCGAACATGGCACTACGGTCACGGTAAAGATCCCAGAAAACTACACCGACCCCAAAACAGGGCAGCAGAAGACCATCTATTTTCCTTGGGGGGTAGACAGCATCGATGTACTGAACCAGCCCCTGCTTGGTCCGACGCAGGTAACGGTGGAATACAACGCTGGGTACGGGGAGCCTAAGACCAAAGTACTGGACGTTGGGGTTAACTTCAATGAGAAGGTAATCCCAAAGCTGACCACTGCACACTTCTCATGGGGTGATGCAGACATCTACTTCGGGGTTGAGCGCAAAGAGTCCCCTGAGCACAAGGTACTGTCTTCTGGCGTCTACCAATTTAATGGTAAGGGTGGGTGGGACACGCGATTTAAGATGGGGGATGAATCTATTCCGCATGACATCATTGTCAATATTAAGCCAAATGTCATAGCTCAACACCCTGACTACCCGTTTGAAAACAGCCGAGAGCGGTTCAAAGGTCGTATTGACGAAGACATCAAGGCCCTGCAGAGCTATTTGGCTAAAGTAGCCCGAGGGGTTGAAGCTGAAGGACTGCAGGAGTCCTTCAAGGGTATTGTGTCAATGCCCCGTGTTGACGTTGGCGCAGACATTGCCGACGCTAGTAAGAAGCTGAAGAAGGCTTTCGACAAGACTGCCACCGCACCTGTAGCTCCCAAAGAACTGCCGCCACTGCCAACAGAGATTTTTGTCTCTGACAAGGGAGTCACAGACAAAGCTGGTAAGCAACTAGTCAAACCCCAAGACAATAAAAAGGAAACCACCTTCCAAGCCGAGAAGGCTGCGCCTACCGCAGAGGAATTCATGCTGCAGATGCAGCAGGACCCCAAGCTGCCCATCTTCCACAACAACACCAACGTAGATTTTTTGGAAGTGGGGGAGGCGTACGGAGACCCGAAGCAATTCTTTGCTGAACTCGGCACTTTGATGGTCGAGATGAAGGAGTCTTTAGCAAAAAGTGGGTTTTACGGATACGAGAAACTTTCCCCCGAGAGCCTGTTCTTTGCTGGTATTTCCATTGATAAGGGGTACGGTGGGGTACATATCAAGGTCCCGTACAAAGCCGTACTGCTGAACCCCTTCTATGACTGGGGGGCAAAAACGCTGTTCGGTGTGCGTGAGCACCTACTGAACACCATGATCCACGAGGTTGCCCATACAGGGTCAATGGGTCACGGGGTGGCACACAACACCGAGATGGTGAAGGTCGGTTTGTACTTGGCAGACCAAGGACTAATGGACTACTATCGGGATGCTCTGCTGGACATCCTGACTCGGCATGAGTCCACTTTCACCGCAATGAGAGAGGCGTATGGACGCTCAACAACGAAAAACACTGCAAAGTCTCTTGAAGATTACGGCAAGTCCGAAGGAAAGTCCTCAGCAGCAGCTAGAGAGGCTGAGGAGTTGGGTGACGGTGAATCTGGGCCTTTATCAGCAAGAGCAGGACAAGGAGGGGGTCAAGCTGTACCACCCGCTGGCGGAACTGCTCAGCAAGGTGCGGTCAGTGGAGGAACTGCAGGCCCAACTCTAACTGCTGCAGACACACGCACTCAGCAGCAAGTAGACAAAGACGTTGAAACAGCCCTTGAGAAAGTGGCAGCGTCTGAGAAGGGCGCTCAGGAACTGAGTCGGCTCTATGCCCTGCGCAACTTGTCCAATGTAGGGCCGGTCCTTAGTTCCATCATCTACTCGTTGGATGCAGGCAGGCTCGACACACTTCTGCCCCTGATGACTACCGACACGATTGCAGAGGTGGGCGGTGTATCTATACCTGAACTGAAGAACACCAACAAGTTACTTGGGCTCATGCGCAGCATGGAGTTCGGTCTGTTGGAGGCTGCAGGGAAGATCAGTGACGACATGGTCGCCACGTTCAAGAAAGAGCCTGGGCTGCGGGACAAGTTGATGCGGGTTGTGTATGCATCCACCATTGCTCAAGTTGACCCCACTGTAGACAAGCGCAACGCAAAGCTGAACAAGATGTACGCCGACCTGAGCCCGGAAGGGAAACGGTTGTACAAGGGGTTGAAACAGTACTACGAGTCAATGGTCGATTACTACAGCACCCTGCTGGATGATCAGATCAACAACACCGACCTGCCCGCAAGTGCTCGCAGCAAACTGCTGGCTGAGATCAAAAAGCTCTACGAAGCCGACAAGCGCATCGACCCGTACTTCGCGTTGGTGCGTAACCGGGGGCCCCTGTGGCTACGTGCAGGCAAGCGCAAGAGCAAGGATCGGCAGTTCTACACGTTTAGCTCCACCTATGAGCGTGAAGCACTGAAGCGGGAGATTGCCAAAGAGGTTGCCCAACGTACCAACCGTTCGGTTGAGGAAGTCCTCAACGATCCAGATGAATTTGACCAAGGCGATACGCTGGAGTCATTCCGCAGGGAAACGTCAGACATGACGGCTGCGCTGACCAAGATCTTTGAACTGGTTGACTCTGCACCTATTGCTACGGGTGATCCTGCACTTGATCGACTGCGTAGGGACAAGCTGAAGGATTCCATCTACCAGCTTTACCTGAACACCCTGCCAGATCAGAGCTTCCGCAATGCGTTCATCATCCGTAAGGAGATCACGGGCTTCAACACCGACTTGGTCCGCAACTTCTCCACCACTGCCATCCACATGGCTAGCCAGCTTGCCCGCATCAAGTACGGCACTATGTTGCGCAATTCGTTGGTGGCTGCGGAAAAGTCCCTGGAAGGTAACCCCGAGAAGTCATTGCTGGTTCGTTACCAGCAGGAGATGGCCCGCCGTGTAGAGGTGCAGTTGAACCCCTACGGGCACAAGGTGCCTGGGATCTCGACCAAGGCAGTTGAGCTTGGCTCCAAGGCTGTCGATCTGGCAACCCGTGCCTCGTTTATCTACTACTTGTCTGCTGCCGGTTCTGCCCTGGTGCAGTTCAGTTCTATCCCATACGGCGCAGCACTCATTGGTGCTCGGCATGGGTATGCTGCTACTACGGCGGAGATGACCAAGCTGATGAAGTTCTGGGAGGAGTTCGGGCTTGAGCGTACTGCAGTAGGTGATGTCAAGCGCACGTTAGGAGTATTCCCAACGATCTCCATGCTCAACTCCAAAGCTGTTTTCCTTAACAGCAATGAACGTAAAGCACTGCAAGCAATGGCCCGTGGCACTGATGCCACGATGACTGGGGAGATTTTGGAGCGCACTCGGGTGCCCTCTGTCGAAGTTGGGGGTGTCAAGGACACTGCGTATCACATAGCTACCACTATCACGGGTGGCTTGTTCAGCAATGCCGAGCGCATCACCAGAGAGATCCTGTTTCTGACTTCGTACCGGCTGGCTATCAAGGCGAAAAAGACTCACGAACAGGCAATCGACCAAGCCATTGAAGATGTGCACGACAGCGCGGGCAACATGGCTGTGCACAACCGACCACCGTTGTTCCAAAAGGCGGCGGGTAGGCTTGTGATGCAGTTCGGGATGTACCCGCTATTCATTACAACGCGGCTCGCACGCACCTTTGCTCAGATGATCAAGCCACTGCCGGGGAAGACTCGGTGGTTGGCGTTCAAGGAGTTCTCTGGGATCCTGGGTGTGACCGGGATGCTGGCCGGTGCTTCTGGTCTGCCGCTGTTCAGCGTTTACATGGGTATCCTGGGTGCGATGGCTAATGCTCTCGGCGACGAAGACAAGCCCAAAGAACTCAAGACGATGGACTATGAGCTTTGGTGGCGCACTAGGCTGCTGCCAGAGAAGTTCGGCCATGTCACGATTGGAGGGAAGAAGCTCAGTGACATCATCGACCGAGGCCCGCTAAATGCGTTCACTGGTGTGGACATTGCCAGCCGTACATCGCTGAATGACTTGTGGTTCCGTGACACCAAGGAGACCCGTACTCCTCGGGAGGGGTTCATTGAAGCTGCAGTTGAGCGGGCTGGCCCATCGTTGAACCTTGTGCTTACGTACCTTGATGCGTACAAGGCATTTAAGGACGGGGACACACAGAAGGCTGCGGAGAAATTCCTCCCTGCGATTGCTCGTGGCCCACTGGTTGCGTGGAAGTTCGCAATGGAAGGCATCAAAGACAACAAGGGCACGCAGCTTTTGAGCAAGGATGCCTACACCCTTGGTGACTTCCTGTTCCAGTCAATGGGTTTGCGGATTGATGAGATCTCCAACGCTCAGAACCTGAACTACCGCTTCTACTCTGCCATGCAGAAGGTGAAGTTTGAACGCGACGACATCCTGAAGAACCTGCGGGAGTCGTATCTCAAGCAGGATGTAGAGCGGTTCAAGAAGTTCATGGCTAAGCGCGAGGAGTTCAACCGTAAGTACCCAGACGAAACTCTGCTGATTGAACCCGATGATGTCCAGCGTTCAATCGAGTCGGCAGCAAAAGCTCGGGGTGAGTCGTACCGTGGCCTCCCGTTGACCGAGACTGACATCAAGTTCTTCGGTAAAGCCTCCCTGCCGTCTAGGCAGGCGCTTGAAGCCAAGGAACAGCGGGCCAAGCAGTAGGCGAAAAAAAGCCCCGGCGCGATGCCGGGGCTGAAGATTGGAAGGAGCTAACTTCCATCAGGGAGAAAGCAAGGGCAACTGAACCTTGCGCTGGCGAGTATAGCCTACACCCTCCACACCCGCAATCCACGCACACCGTCCTCAACCACCGCTTTGGTGATCACTTGCATGCGCAGGCGTTCGGTTATGCGCAGCACCCTGCGCCTAGCTTCTCTCCAATCAATACAGGGTACAAAGAAGGAAGCCCCCTTGTGGAAGGCCCTCCAGTTAACCTTGTACTGAACTGTCTCGATCACCATCGTCTACCCCAAAGGCATTGCCGACATCCAAAAAGTCAGAGTGATCGGTGTCAAATTCCAGGGTGCGTACAGCGGGGGCTTGGATCCTCATGCCCTTGGACAACCGCTTGTTGGTTGCGCCAACGAACACCCCTGTTTTCTTGAACGCTTCAAGGATCCCCTTGTAGTTGATCTGCCGCTTGATGCAGTACTCACGGAAGGGTTTGACGGCAAAGTACATGCGCTTGGTGTCAGGCTCATACCGAATGAACAGTTCACCTCTAGGTTCTACGGTGGGGAGTGCAACCAAGTTTGTCCGAGCGTCTGCGGTGCCATTGACCACCACGACATTGGATATGTGGTCGTTGATGAAGTCACCAATGAGTGCTACGTTGTTGGTAACCGGGGGCTTGATCTCTTCACGCACCCCCTGCAGCATGTCAATCATCCACTTGTAGATGGCCCGCATGTCGTAGTTGTGCAAGCCCAGGTCTTTGGCAATTAGGCCCCCAGTGATGTTGCAAGCCGCAACGCCCGACCAGAACCGCTCCCGACTGGTGAACTGAACCTCACGGTCAATCTTGGCTTGCACCTGCCGCAGCAGGTCGATGACATCTTCAACGTGCCCAACAAGGTACTCGGCAAAGATATCCCCGGCATGGCCGTAGTTCTCCATCAACTCATGGTCAAACATCTTCTTGCCAACTTCAACCGGGATGATGGTGCTCGGCAGGATGCTGTACTCCAACAGACGCATGGACTCACCGTCAGGAGAATCCTTCGCCATGCCCAACTTCTCGTAGAAGCTTGCATTAGACGAAGCCAGCGTAATGCCCTGCCAGCTTGTCAGGTTGACCCGCATCTCGTTGGTCGATGCCTTCATCCGGTTCTTGCCGCGCCCTTGTGAGATGCTGTAGGCAAGGTCAGAGAACTCTTGTGCAGTGGTGTTGGTGATCTCATCAATGGTGTTGGGCAGGTTGTTGAGTACCCCCAGCCTGTGCATTTTGGAGTTGTAGGTGTCCTTCCAGATTGACGCCAAGTTCTTTGGATGCCCGTAGATGCTGTTGCACATATACAGGATTGTGGATTTGCCCGAGCCAGAGCCTGGGAAGATCAGGTTGATGATCGCCCCACTGAGCCCAGTGAACTTGAGCAGAGGGGAGCCGAACCCTGTAAGTGCAGCAAATGCATTGGCCTCCAGCCCAGGCTGGGCGTACATATTGAAGACTTCTTTCCACTTCTCCAACGTGCCAGTCGGCTGCATCATCTCTGCTTCCGTCTTTGTGGCACTCGATGGCGGGCTGTAGAAAATACCTTGGGCCGTAACTTCACGGTCACCAACGATCATCTTTGTGTTGTTGTCTACCCAACCAAATTGTGTTCTCATAACTTCAGCCTTGTTGGTTATCTGGATGTTTTTGACACAGGTGGTGATGTACGTGTAGATGAGTTTGAACTGGTCGCTGTAGCTGACCAGCCCGTGCATAGCTAGTGCAGGGCGCAACTCCCTTTCAGCAATCACCGTTGTCATGGGTATGGTGAATTCACGCATCCCATCTTGCGGCAGATGCAGCCGAAACAAAACCACTTCCCCATACACTGGGTCCCGCATGCGCTTGACTATCTGCAGTTCATGCTCATAGACAAGTTGTGGGTCATCTTCTGCTGTAGGTGGTAGTCGGTAGATACCACCGTGCTTCCCACGGAAGTAGGGCTGCGGGAGTGCCGGTAGCCTGGGGGGCTTGGGGCCTTCCCCTTCTTCTCCGTCCCCGTCATCAGCCTCTTCTTCAGCCCTGGCAATGTCCATGCCGAGCATGATGGGCGACTTGAACTTGCCCTTGTTGGGGCAACCGTCACACCCACTGGGGTTCTCAGATTCAAATGTCGTGCACAGGTGTGGGCCACCTATGTCTGCAGCCTTGATCTCTGTCTCGCCTTCTGTGTACTGCGGATGGTCACTTGAGATCTTGTGGATCGCTTCTGCTCTGTCTACACAATGTGTGGCAATAGACAGTGCCGACCGCCAAAGGTTGTAGCTGATGTCCTTCTGGTTTTGGTAGCAGTGCAGTAGCTGCTGACAGCCACTACCTTCCGCCGACTTGATCATGATGGTGTTGAACCGTTTGATGCGGTTCTCCATCAGGGCCTCCTGCAGTGGGCTCATGCCCCTGGGCAGGTGGGAGGTATCTTCTGGGGGCTCTACGTCTGGGGCGTCGATGAGTGCTTTCCAGACGGCGTAGTCGGTAACGTCATGCTCCTCACTGATCACCGTCACAGGTGAAGGAGGAGAGTTCTTGAAGTTGAACGTACCAGGGATGCGTAAGACTCTGGATGCTTCAAAGACTGAAGTATCCACAATCAGCCCCTTCTCCAGGGCCAACGCACAAAACCTCTTAGCCAAGGCTTCCCACTCTGGGCGACGGACCACCTCGGTGAGAATCCAATAGAAATGCAGGCCATTGCCGGAGTCAACAATGATGGGGCGCGGCAGCTTCTGCGTCTTGCAGAAATCCATCACAGCCTTCAGCCCAGTCTCTTGGTCGATGTATCCCTCGGCCTTTTTTGCTTTCTCCTCGCCGCAGTCAACGTCCATCCACAGTGCGTGGAAGTACTCTGCATTCTCATGCTCACGGTTATTGGCATCACCAAACTTGGCGCAGCCAAAGTAAGCATCAAAGTCGTTGCCTACAAGCTTCTCAACCTCTGCATCTAGCTCTTCCCTAGTATCAAAGAACTTCTGAACTATGTACCGACCCTTCCCCCACATGCAGTACCGGCCTTCCTTGGGCAGCACCGCATCGAGCAAGTTGAAGTTCGTCATATTTTTGGAGTGAATAGGGCACCACGGGGCCGGAGCCCCGTAGTACACATGGGTTACTTGCGTAGGAGAGAGATCCGGTGGAGGTAGTCGGTGACGATCCCATGCATGCGTTTACTGGGCTTACTTGCACCAGTGAACCAGTTGTAGATCGTCATCCGAGAAACCCCTAGATCATCTGCAACAGCGCGGACAGGGAGCCCCAAACTGATGCACTCCCTGCCCAGTGCCACACCTATCGACTCCAGCCCAGCAGAGCGATTAAGCTCTGCCAACCGCTGGCTGTACCCATAGGTCATGGTTAGTCTTCCTTGCTCCAGGCAGAGACCACGTCAGCAAGTGCCTTCTTGCTCTTGGGTGCAGGCATCTCAGCTTCTGCAGTCTTCTTGCTCGGACGCTTGCTGGGAGGCTCGTCTTCCACGTCTTCCACGTCTTCCACATCCACAACCTTAGCCTTGGGCAGGGGAGGGGGGAGCTTGGTGACACCGTCGGCCTGAGACGGGGTCATGGCGATAAGAGCCTTGGTTGCGGGCAGACTAGCCACACGCTGGGCAACGTCATACTGCTGGCGGTTGATGTAGCCAACAGGAGCGAACATGACCGACTGGTTGTCGTTGTTCTCGTTGAACAGGATGCGGGTCACAACGTGATCCACATTCTTGCCGTTGTTGCCCAGGTACTTGGTGTAGTTTTCAAACGTGTAGGCGTTCCCGTCGTTATCACCAAAGAGGGACTTGGATGCCAGCTTGATCTGGTAGACCTCGCCTTCCAAAGCGGTGCCAAAGTCGTCCTTCAGCAGAACAGCAATGAAGCGGTTGTAGCGGCAAGCCTTCGACTGCCCCTGCCCGGAACCCTTGATGTTTTGAGGGCAGTCATCGCAGCGGCTGGCCTGCACGTTCGCCGACTTGGCATCGGGGGTGCGCCCATCGTTGGAGAAGCAGTCCGGTGCAGTCGGCTCGGCATCGGGGTTCCACGCGGTAGCGTAGAAGATACGTCCAACGTGCGGTGCAGCGTTGACGATGATGACATCGATGTCACCCTTGAGCTTGCCCATTGCCTCGCCGCCGACCATCTTGGTCCAGATGCCGTTCTTGGGCACCAGACGCTTGTTGCGGGGCCGACCGACCAAGGACTTGGTCAGTTCGCTTACACCTGCGTTCTGCAGGAAATCGGGGACTTCTTGATTGAAAAGTTGAATGTTGCTCATTTAATTACTTTGCGCGTCGGACAACCACGGTGTATTCCTTGTCCTGATTCAGACCCTCAGGCAAGACTTCTGGATTCTCATCAAGGAACTGCTTCATGTTGGATTGATGAAGCCGCTTCTCTAGCAGGCCGAATGCTTGCCGCTCATGAATGAGTCGGTACATTGAATCCCAGTCGTTCGTCCAGTACCGTGTTTTGACTGAACGAATAACTGTGCCTGCTTTGGTTCTGATACTGTCGGCGTTGATCTGCTTGCACACGTCAAGCATGTGTGCCTCAAGCACTCGCATCTGCTCGGCCAGGGCTTCGTCCTGAACCTCAAAGACACGCTTTGCTTCTGCACGGGCATCCCGTATGGAGATGTACGCCTCTGCCACCTTATCGACGGCTAGGGTAGGGGGTTCTTCGACCCCCTGGTTTTCTACCTGCATTGTTAGCTCCTAGTTGTTCTGCGTGGGTGGTCCCACGTCTTCGACTGTACAGCGTTGTTTGACTTTGTCAAGAGTTTTCGTTCATCTCTTGACGATAAAGCTCAACGATTTTGTCGTGGTTGGCAATGTTGCCCCGCAGCATGGAGTACAGCTTGCCCTCGACACTGCTGCCTTGGATGTGCACCACGGTCATGGCGTTCTTCTGCCCAGGACGGTTGATGCGGGCATTGGCTTGGAGGTAGGTCTCCACACTGGTCACGGGAGCGTACCAGACGATGGTGTCGGCAGCGGTTAGGGTTAGCCCGTGGGATGCAGCTTGTGGCTGAATGATCAAGACCCGAGGGTTCTCCTTGGTCTGGAACTCGGTGACGATCTGACTGCGTCGGGCCACTGGCACACTGCCGTCAATGATCTCACTCACAATGTGAGCCTTGGTCAGGTAGTCCTTGATCTTGAGGATGGTGTGCGTGAACGGTACGAAGACCAGCACTTTGTGGCTGGCCTCTTCAATGACTTCCTTGACAGCGTTGAGTCGGCTGCGGGCGTCAAAGTCCACAACCTCCCGTGTATCTGTGTATACGGAACCACAGGCTATCTGCAGAAGCTTGTTCAACATCACCGCTGCGTTGACTGCCGTGATCTCTTCACCTGCCGCCTCGACCAGCATCTCGTTTTTAAGCTCTTTGTAGAACTTCAACTGCTGCACAGTCATCGGGGCGTCCCGATCCACGTACGTAACTTCTGGTAAGTCCAAGCAGTCCTTCTTTTCAAACCGTATAGCTGGTTGTAGTACGCTGTGTACGACGGTGTCGGCACCGGGCTTGGGCACCCAACGGTATTGAGTCACTGGGTACATGACCATGTCTCGGAACTGCCCGTAGAACGGAGGTGTGCTGCGGGGGTTCACTAACTTAGCCAGCCCGTAGGCATCTACCGGGGACTGCGCAGCAGGTGTGCCAGTCAGCATCCACAGCCCCTTGACGTGCTGCATCAAGTAGCGCATCACTTTCCACCGTGTAGTGGACGCATTCTTGTACGCAGATGCCTCATCAATAACGATGAGGTCAAACCCTCCTCGGGCGATTTCCTCCCGCACAATCTCCACACCATCGAAGTTGATGACAACGTACTCGGCCACCCCAGAGATGATCTGCTTGCGTTTGCTTGCAGATCCATAAGCCACATCTACCGTACGATGAATGGCGAATTTGAAGAGGTCTTGTTGCCATGCCGAGTGCATGATGGACAGCGGGCAGACAATCAGCACCCGCTTGATCGCCCCCACCTTCATGAGGTAGTCGGTCGCCCAGATGACTGATGCGGTCTTGCCGGTGCCCTGCTCGTTGAAGCAGAAGGCTTTGCTGCGGGTGGCTAGGAAGTGTGCTGTTTCTTTCTGGTGGTTGAAGGGTTCTATTCCTGATGGGCGGGGCCATTCATAGCCCTCTAGGTATTGCTCCGTCACTTACTTCTCTCCCTTGCGGTGTAGGTTTCGACTTCGGTTCTTGGACGGAGCTTCCAGCTTGTACCCATCCTTGTTGGAGCCGCCCCGAGCAAGTGCTTTGACGTGGCTGACATCCTTACCCGTACGATCTACACCCTTGGCGTCCAACTTGTTGCGTGCACGTTGGCGTTCCATGCGATCCTCATGCTCTCCTCGTTTGAGTTGCATTTGGTACTCGTGTTTGTAGGGGCGGGGGGATTTGGTGTAGGGCATACCTAACTCCTGTTGTGCTCACAACTCTTCACTGGGCAGAACTTGCACAGTGGGCCACTGACGGGGTTCCACACCCCACTGTTGAACGCGCTCTTTAAGCGGTTCAAATCAAAGATGGCGCTGTTCATGTACGCAGTTTTGTTCTCCACAACGTGCTTCTTCTTGACGAACTCGTTGCTCACCACGAACAGCAGGGCCGACTTGATCACCTTGATCTTGGGGAACTTGGCGAACACAGCCACAGCCATGTAGTCCAACTGCTTGGTGTCGGCGTACTTGGCGTTCTTGCTGGTCTTGTAGTCCACCATGTGGGCAGTGCCCGTGTCCTCATCAACAATCAGCAGGTCAACGATGCCATGCCACCACGCATTCGGTGCGTCATAGTCACACGTCTCCAGCTTCTCAGTGACACCCAACTTGATCTCGCAGAACTTCTCACCCGGGATCCCCTTCAGCGCCTCGATGGTCGGGATCATGTAGCCATACTTGGCAGGGATCGGGACCCCCTCGGCTACGTGATCCTCCGCAGCTTTGTGCACGGCTGAACCGTACAGCGCGGACTCGTGCGGCCTGTCAACTACATCCTTCGCAACCTTGATGTGGAAGTACTTCTTGGGGCACTGTTGGAAGGTCTTCAGACTGCTGAAAGACCAAGTCGGCATAGTCAACGTGAAGTCTCCTTACCCTGCATGATTGCAAGTGAGGCACTGAGGATACGCGCCTCCACACCTACCTTCAAGGCCAATTCGTTAGCCTCTTCAAACTTGTTGTGCAGGCACAGATCGTGGCATTCCTTGGCAAGACGCTCGATGTTCATGAGCGGCATCGCGTAGTCAATAACTTCAGCAGTCAGCATAGCTTTTTCCATATCCAGATTCACAGTTGAGGGGAAGGTCGGGGGCCCACTGGGGGCGCATGCGCATACAGAGTTCAACGTATTCTTGAGCCCGCTTAGCCTCGTGCTCGGGGGCGATACAGGCAATCGCGTCATGCACCGTCATGACTACACGGTACTTCTTCGCAACCATCAGCATCTGCTCACCGATGGCGATGCGGGCCAGGGCTTGGCATACGTTCTCCACCACTTTACCTCCGTAGATGCGGTTTGGCACTACGGTCTTTCCCTTTTTGGTGTCGTACACGTACTCCGTTTTCCCTGACTCGGGGTCTTCGCGTTTGCGAAGGTTCGGGTACTTCATGTACAGGCCGTTGGGTAGCTGGATGCCCTTCTTGCCCTCTACGCACAGGATGTTGCCCCTACCAAAATAGTCGGCGTTGTCTCCAATGACAGAGTCAAGGATCTTCTGTGCGCGTTTCCAGAACTCGGGGATCTTGGGGTACGTCTCTCGGTACACATCAATGATGCGTTGGCACTCAGCCTCATCCATGTTCACGTTGTACGTCTTCAGTTGAGCCTGGAACTTCTTGGCCCCCATGCCGTATCCGCACCCGAGCACCGTCTGCTTACCAACGAACCGCTCGTCGTCGGTGATCTCCCCTACGGGCTTGCCGTAGATAGCTGCAGCCATGATCTTGTATGGGTCGTACTTCATGAGTGCCTTTGGGACACCCTCGGCAATCTCTTGGTTGTTCAACTCAAAGAACTCAACGAGGTCTTCTTGCTCAGCTAGCCATGCCAGAGTACGTGCTTCAATCTGGGATGAGTCAGCGTCGAGGATGACGTAGCCTGACGGTGGGATGATCGCGGCCTTGAGCCCGCTCTTGCGTGGGAGGTTCTGCAGGTTCAGCTTGTCGTCCCCACCCCAGCGCCCAGTGTGCGCAGCGTAGTAGCGCAGGGGAACTGGCATAGGCCCACGGCTTGAGATGTCGATGAAACGCTGAGTCCGCGTCTCCTCCAACGTGGACTTGACCCCCAGACGGGCAGCGGCGATGGCCTGCACTTTGTGGGATGGATGTTGGAGCAGTTCCTTGAACTCTTCGTCATTCTTCGCAAATGCGTAAGTCTCCTTGCCCGTGGTCGGACTAACTTTCATTGGGGGCTCAACCCCCATATCCCTCAGCATGGTTGCCAGCTTGGGGTTGGACATAAGCTGCTCTTTGTCAGCCGTCACTGTGCCAAGCAAGTCCTGCTTGGCCTTCACCACCTGCTTGTAGTACCCCAACAGCAGCCCCTGCCACAACTGCAGCACGGGTTCGGAGAACATGCGGATGGTCAGATCAATCAGCCGTAGCTCTACCTTGGGGAAGTCAGACATGGCACTGCACAGTGCCCACGTCAGGGCCACATCGTTTCTGCAGTACTCCCCGTAGCGGGCAAGTTCCTCGGGGGTGAAGTCGGCTCGGCGTTTGCCCATCGCGTTGATAACCTCATCGCCCTTGACCCCTAGCCCATAGTGCTTCGCCAGTACAGCCAAGCTGCCGCCAACTTCCGTGCCATGCAACGCCCGAGCCATGCTAAGAGTGTCAAGCCAACCCTTAGGACGGATATCAAAATGCCAATTAAGAATAGCGGCGTCAAACATAGCGTTATGAGCCAGCGCAAGGTTGCTCCCAAAGTCGAACGTCTGAAGGAACTCCTTTGTCTCCTTACGTGTGCCAGAAAACCATACGGGCTCATCGTCGCCTACCTGTACTGAAACACCGATAACTTCAAATTCTGGACTGCGAACGTACTCCTCCGTCGTCAGCTTGGTGAGGCTGAACTCCCGGCTGTAGTACGTCTCAAAGTCCAGGGTGATGATCTTCACTGTAGCTCCTTCAGTTTCCACTCCAGCAGATCCAGGGTGTCCTCGCGGATCACCAGGGACGTGCCCCCTGCTTTTTCAACGAGGTGCAGGTTCTTGTCTTGGAGTGCAGTTGTTTTGCCTTTGCCAGCCTTGGCTTCAATAGCCAGGAAGTGGCCTTGTATGCAGCACAGGAAATCGGGCACCCCCGAGTTCCCGTACATCGTGCCAATCGGCATTGCGTAGTACACGTTGTACTTGGTCAAGAGATCCTTGATCTTGGCTTTCACTTTGGACTCGGGGGTTGCTGCCATGATTACGCCTTCTCAATCTCACGCTGCAAATACCACAGCGCCTTCTGCAGGTCTTCCTTGCGGTTGCCCTTGTGATCGGCACGGGTGATGTACTTGATTACGTTGCCCATACGGTAGTTCAGACCCTTGGCCTCAATGAAGTCGATGGTCTCGATCCCACCAGTCTTGTAGTGCGGCGGGTGATTGACCGGGTCGGCAGCGGTGAGGGTGTGTGCAGCTACATCAATCGCTTGGTTTGCAATGTTCATCGTCACCGTCTTCCACTTCTCCTCAGCCGGGGTGGTGATGGTTACTGCTGCTGCCTTGTAGATGGCATCCATCGCAGCCTTCATCTTGCTACGTGCGAGGTACACGCTAGTTGGACTTACATTCAGCTTGATGGCTACATCCTTCGGCTTGGCATCGGGGTTCTTCTCGTAGTAAGCACGGATACGTGCGGCATCAGACATTTTCTTGCGGCCCATTTGCTTCTCCTTGGAGTGGGTGGTTGTTTACGTAGTCGGTAAGAACTTCTCTTATCTTGGCTTGCGGGTTGGGGAACGTCTTGAAGTACTCCAAAACAGTCCTTTCCATACGCAAGCTGGTGCAGAACAGTCGTGGCTTCTTACCGGGACCACGGCCTTTCCGTACTTTGGGTTGCTCATCCATCTTTACATTCCTTTGTTGGTGAGGGGGGTACACAGATTCCTAGCCCCATCGATCTAGGTTAACGGCACGTCATACGGGCAAGTTCACTCAAGCGGGCGCCGTATGACGTACAAAATAGGCTTCACATCTGTGAGGCTAAAACCAATCTTGCTCAAATCATTTGCCCGCTTAAAACTGTGCTTCGCCCACGGCTAGGGCTTCTTCATAATGCGTTTTCTTTGCTCCTCTATTGACGCTAACGCTTCCATCTTTTCCGTAGGTGTAGAGGAACGGCCAGGGACGATCCGTTCCTCGGTCCAAAATTTGTGCAGGTTTGCACACTGGTAACGACGGCGGCGCGATCCATCGGACCTCAGCCGAGTGTCCATCACTTCCGTCCACACGTTGCACTCGGGGCATCTAAACATCCTCCTTTTTCTCCGTAAAGCTGGGACAGCGTTCATCTTCCATAACCCAAACACCAAGCCAGACACTGCGTGTCGCGTCAGGGTGCACGGGGGCGTTGCTTCGCAAGCAGTTCTTGCAGTAGCCGAAAGCGGGGTTACCCGCACAGCGGGCGAAGTCTTGGGCTTCGTATCTCATGAGGTACTCCTTGCGCGGATGGCTGCTTCAATCTCAACACTGCCGCCATGCATAGCCACAATGTCAATGATGGCCTCGCGTTCATCAGCCCGGACAAGAGCGGCAAAACGTGCAAGTTCTTTTGTCCAGTACCCGTCTGAAAAATATATGTTGTTTCCGTCTGCGGGGTCATGCTCAAACCCAGCTTCTATTGCCATACGAAGAAGATCGTTGTTCATTTCTCTCCCCTTGCGCGGATGGCGGCGGCGCAGATTCCAGCAACCAACGCAGGTCGTGCCTCACAAATCGAATTTAACCTTGCAGCCTCAGAATCACACACCTTCGCACACGCCTCACGTTCTTCCAGAACTGCCGCATCCAAGATCGTCCTTGAAGCGGCGAGGTTCGCGTCACGGAAGGTTGCCTCGTAAACGAGGTGGGCGAAGCGTTCAAGGAATGCCTGCTCATACGTCAGCCAAGGATCGGTATCACGGTCCCAAGCCTCCCGCGCCATGCGGATGATGTCATCTCTGTTCATGCTGCCCCCATGTAAACACGCCACCGGCTCCTGCACCGGCTCTGCTGGGCGCTCTGCCATCCCTGCGGCATACCCGGCCTCATAGCCTGCTCCCCAAAGGTCCGGCTCCTGCGGCTCTGCCAGCGCGGCCTGCTGGGCGGCTTCTCTAAGTGCTGTCATACCCACCCCATCAAAGTAAACGCAACCTCAGTCGGCACCAAGGCATAAACATACGCCCGATGTACCGGGCACCAGTAATGGATGCGGGTCATGTGTTCTCCTCTGCTTTCTTGATGGCGGCGCGGGCCTTGCGAACATCTTCCATGTCAAACCCGATGCCGATGGTGACAAACGGGCGCAGAGCTTCCAGCAGCGCATCACGCTGCCGTTCCAACTTCTCAACCCTGCGCAGTCGTTCACCGGCCATCCGGTATTGCCAGTCGTGGGCTTCGTGGAGGCGGCGCAGTTCGGTGGCGCATTTCTCTGCTATGTCTGCTGGCTTGCCTGCGTCTTCAAGGATGTCTGCTAGGAAAAGAGCAGTTGGTTGTGTCATTTCACCCCCTTCAACGCAGAGATCGCAGCATCCGCGTGGTCACACGCGGGGCAGGCATACTCGCCATACTTATCACGCATCATCTTGAGTGCCTCCAATGCTTGGTGATTTAGCATCTCCAGTTCCTTGATGTACGCGATGGAGTTACGCACAACAGCAGCCTGACCAATTGCTGTATCCAGCAATTCCCGCAGTGCCCTGCTGGGGGCAAAGCCATAAACGTTGCATAACGCCCGGAATTCTTCGTCAGTCATTCTTCACCTCCATCAGCATCATGATCTTCTTGATGGCTTCGTAGACTTCGATCCAGTCGTTCCAGCCGATGTACTGATTGATGTTGACCTTCACGGTGACCCCATCGACAAGGGACACCGTGGCAACGACACCCATGTCGTTCGTAACGCTTGCTTCAGTTACTTCGATCTTCATGCCAACCACCCCACGAGAGCGCCCAGGCCAATCATGGCGAGGACACCAACAATGAACTTACCGAGGATCTCGAACACGCCGAGTTCATCGGAGTTGGGCTGCTCACATGCCATCGGGCACGGGCAAGGTTTGTCCCCCTGATTGCAGGGGCCGGTGCAATGCATCATCTTCATCCTCCTTCAGCAACCCGCGCCATTCGCGGTACAGGGTCATGGTTGGGCCATACTTCTCAGCAAGAAGCATGGCTTCTTCAGGCGTATACCCACCGACATACCATTGCTTGGTATCCCAGTAGGCGTAAACAACTAGTGGCTCACGTTGGTGGTAGTCGTACAGCTTTCTTTCGTACACACCCTCACGCACTGGGCATTCCAGAGCGCCGAACCACGGGGTTCGCTTCATTGAATCTTTCCAATCTTCTTAGCCAGCAGCCAGCGGTCGCCGAGCCTTTCGACTGAGGCAATCCACTTGCGGGCGTTGGCGCGGTTTGTTTCACGTGGAACGTAGGGGATGTTCCACAAACGCAAAGCGTGTTTGATCAGTTGGATCTTGGGCATTTATCTCTCCTGTCGCCAGCATAGGGAACTGGCATAGCTCTAAGAAAAGTAAGACCTCACAATGTGAGGTCCCTGGATTACTCCATCACAACGTCGGTGTTGGTAACGATGAACACCTCGTTGCTTACCTTGACGCCCAGGCCATCGACCACTTGTTGTGGTTCTGTAAGCTTCAGCATACCGACCTTGACCCGCACATCATCAGGCACAGAGTCGGCATCGAAAAGCTTGACCTCGGACGCATAACGCACAATGTACTGCGAACCATCGAGTACCACAAGTAGGGCTTTACCACTATCGCGTTGCGACCACGCGTCACGCATGCGAAGAATGACCGAGCGTTCTTCAGTCGCAGTCTTGTAGTCTGCTGCATTGGTGACATCGTTGACCGTCGTGAGCATAGATACGAACTCATCGAACTTGCTCTGTACAAACTTGGTACGCGCAGGCTCCAGGCTGGCCCACAGTTGGCTGCGCTTATCCGTGGCCTTTTGAACTACGACATCTACGATTTCAGTAGTAGCCGCAATCTCCTTGTTGAGCTTCTCATTCAACGAAGGAGTGATGAACATACGCCGGATCTCCTTCTCGGCCTTCTCCGGGTCGGTCGTGTTGTAGCCCTTGCCACGCCTGACCTCGGCCTGGATCTTGTCGTTGTGTACACGGATGTACTCGCGCTCACCACGGGTGACGATCTCAACCTCACCGAGCATGACCTTGCCGGCCCAGATCCTGAACTGATAGGCGACATGCTTGCGCTCATCAGCACTGGGGGAGTACACAACCACCGTGTCGTGGATCTCAAACTTCCAGTCAGGCTTGTTAGCCACCAGCCTATGCAGTGTCTTGTACAAGGCATGGTTGGTCTGGATGTTGCGGCAGCTCTCGGAGTAGTTGGACTCAAGGAACTTGCCCTCGCGCTTGCCCATGATCACCGAGGGCAGGCCCCAGAGGTTGTAGCTGGGGTTGTATGTGTACTTCTCAAAGGACATTTTGGCCATGATGTAGCTCCTTCTGTGTTATGGATTACCAGTCAAACTTGCCCAGGATCGCATCGACCTTGGACTTCATATCTGCCCGCACTTCGGGGGCTTCCTTGATTGCTTCGATGTCGGCACCGGCCATCGCCATCTCCAACTGACGGCGGGCCTCCTCCAGCTTGGGGTCGTTGGTGACGTTGAGCTTGGTCAGCAGGCTGCACAACTCGATGGGGTTGGAGACGAATGTGTCGTGGAACCGCTTCTTGTCGTCGGTGTCGGCAAGCTTGGCAGACATGCCCTTGAGCATGGTGTGCAGTCGCTCCCACGGGTCACGCATAGCGTCGGCCAGACGTTGCTGGTACGCAGTCTCATACTGCGCCTTGAGTTCAGCCAGCTCCTCGTTGGCTACGTCGAGACGGAAGTCACCAGCCTCGGGCATAGGGGTGATGGTGTAGCGGAACCCGAACTTGCTACGCGCTTCATCAAGGCTAGGGTAGTCCTCGGCCTTGTAGAACTTGCCCAGGCGAGACGGTGCGTCGGCCACAAGTTGTGGGTACGCATCAAAGAACATCTCGCACATCTCATCGTACTCACGCTTCTCACGTGCGATGGTTTGCTTGACTTCCATGAACAGGGGCATGGGCAACATGCGCTCACCCTTGTCAGCCCAGGGCAGGGTGCTTGTACTGAAGAAGTTACGGATACGCGCAGCCTTGCGTTCAATATCCTTTCGCAAAGACGTACCGGCGAACAGATCCTTGCGCACCTGACCGGCACTGGACACTGCGTTGGCGTCGGTGTTGACCTTGTCGGTGGCCTCGCGGTCCACCTTGCTGGCGGGCCAGCAGGAGATGTTGAGGGAGATCAGAACAGCGGACGAAGAGATGTAAGACATGGTTAGCTCCTGTGGATTGATTAATTGAGAGTACAGTTTAATGGGTTAGTCGTTGATGTGCAAGGTTTTCCCGTACCCTGCATTGACGCGGTTGTTGCCCTTGATGCACCACAGTACAGGCACAGGCCAGTCGCGGCCCCAGTCACTGCCCACGACACCGTCGGTCAGCATGATGATCACCTCGGGGGTGATGCGCTTGTCCTTGATGTACGTACTGACGCAGGACGGAGACGTGCCACCGCCACCCTTAGGCCGGGTTGACTGAGTCATCAGCTCCACTGCACCTTCGTTGTACTCCTCATGCGCAGCCACAACGTGGTCCCAGTACAGCAGGTCAACCTTCTTGGGCTTGACCTCGACGGCGATACCCTGCACCTCGGATAGGAACGCAGCCAAGTCAAAGTCGCTGATGGATCCTGATGTGTCGATACCCACAAGCACACGGTCGATGCGCTCGGAGATGAGGGTGGGCATATAGATGTCCTGATGCAGGAACCTACGGTTGGGCCTGCGCCATGTGGATGCGTCCTTGCCACTAGCGATGGTCTTGATGTACTCACGCAGCTCCTTGCGCCAGTCCACCTGCGGCTTGAGCAGGTCGGACAGGGTACGCACCAGACCACCGGCACCCTCACCGCGCAGCTTCTTGGCGTTGGCTACACCTTGGGCGACAGCGTCGGCGAGGTCACGGTCGAGGTCGGCTTGCTCATCAGCAGACAGAGACTGCGCACCGTCCCAGTCATGGTCATCGAACCCATCACCACTGCCGCCACCGTTGCCGGTGTCACCGGGTTGCCCAGGCTCACCCTGACCGGAGCCACCGCCCTGCCCCTCACCTTGCTGCTGCTGCTTGAGCAGGTCGAACACCTGCTTGGCGTTGAGGCCACGGTACTTGTCATCGAGCAGGCCCATAGGCTTGCCCTTGTTGGGGCCGTCCTTGTAACGGGGCATACAGATGACCTCGCCACGCGGGTCGAGATCACGCAGCATGAGGTTGATGACGTAGTCACAGGCAGCGTTAGCCAACTGATGGTTCTCATCGTGCAGCTTCTTCCACGTGATGAGGTGGCGCAGGATCTTGTGCATGCACTCGTGTGCCTTGACGAAGGCCAGCTCTTGCTCGGTCAGAGACAGAACGAACGCACCGCCCCACCACTCATCGCGCCCGTTGGTCCGGGCAGTGGGGGTCTTGTCATCAACCTTGACCGTGCCGATGGTCAGGGCAGGGGCCAACTCAGCGAACAGAGGGTGGCGCATCAGCGTCACGGTGGCACGTTGGAGCATGCGCTCAGGGGTGATACGGGTCTGGGTACTGGATTCTTGAGTAAACATAACAACTCCAAATCAAAACGGCAGGGGTCTCACAATGTGAGGGCTTACAGCAGGTCCTCGTTCTTGGAGATCCACGCAGCGAACGCTGCGCTGCGGAACGCAATGGCCTGACGCTGCGGGTTCTTGGCAAGGTTGATGGCGAACGCAGCCTGCCACTCATGGGGGAGACGCTGCAAGTACTTCATGAATGGGTTGAGCGTGTCCTTGTCGATGCGCTGGATCGCACCGAACACAACGATGCTGCATGCACCGGGTGACGTAGGCACAGGGGTGTTCTCCGGGTCGGCGATGATGGTGCGCCAGTCAGGGAGCTGGTCGGCATAGTCAATGAACCGCTTCATCAGCAGGGCACCGGGCATACCCAACGTGCCAGCCAGGGCAGCGAGGAGCGCATTGGGAGTGAACTTGTGGCGCTGCGTAATGATGTTGCTTGCCAGCTCCAACGTACGTGGAGTGACGTAGGACCCGGTCGTCCGCTTGGGGTTGTAGATGAGCTCGTTGCCCTGCTCGGACGGGTCACGGTATGAGGCCAGCAGTTGTGGGTTCTTGCTCACGCAGGTGATCACCTCAGGGGCGATGGTGCCCTTGGCAACAGCCCACTCCACCCATGGGTCGGCCGCAGGCTTACCCACCTCGACACGGACAAGGCGCATCGCAGTGTGCGGGAGGATGGAGTCACCGACACCGTCGGTGCTGAGGTTACCAGTAAGAAAGATGATCGAGTCGGGGTGCACTGACAAGTCACCGAGCCTGGGGTTGACCACCTCCAGCAGGGGGTGCAGCATGTTCTTGACCGGGCCTGCACCCTTGGTGTACTCGTCGAGCATGATGCACACGGGCTTGCCCTCGTGCAGACCAAAGCGGGAGTTGGGGTAGTACTTGGTCGTCTTGGTGTTGTGATCGACCACAGGCATGGCGATATCGCCAAGGTCAAGATTGGGTACGTCGATGTACACGGTCGGCAGACCGGTGAGTTCCCCGATGGTGCGCAGGATGGAAGACTTGCCAATGCCGGGTTCGCCCTCCAGCAGGAAACGATTGCTACGCACGGTAGCGATGAGGGTTGCCGCCTCAGCCAGAGTGACGGGGGCGGTATGAGAAACGATGGATTCAGCCATGATAGTTAGCTCCAGATGCTTGAGAAAACAGAACCTCACAATGTGAGGAGGGATTCGAACTTGGTTTTGTTGTTGTCGTTGTGTCAGGTTGTACTCGACCTGAACAGAGTTCAGTGTACCACAGAAAGGGGTACTTGTCAAGCTATTTGTGGTGTCTTTTGCTTGCGGTTTTGCGCTTTGCTGAACACAAACCAGTCCAACTTGCGCTTGACTGCAGTGATGGAGATGGCGAAGCTGGCGTTCTGTGGGCCCCAAGGGCGTACATATGAATGGAGTTGCCAGTCCCAGTCGCTACCCTCACCACTGCCCATGACGAAGTCCACCAGCATCATCGTTGCCAGATAGAAGTTGTCGCAGTCCTCGTCCGAGGGAGTCGGTGAAGAGGCAGAAGAAGAGCGAATCAGACGGAAGAACACGTCCTCGTTGAAGATGGTTGCGAACGGACGCTTGAGGTGGGCCGTGGCTGCGTACCTGGGCATGCGCATAAGGCATGCACATGCATCCTGTATCTCTCCCTTGGCTACGACGAAGTCAGTAGCTGCAGCAGTGGGCTTGCGCAGGCTGCAGAACCCCTTGAGGTACTTGTAGAAGTGCCGGTACGGATGCCGGATCGCGTCGGCTTCCTCTCGGGACACACGGAACAAGTCGGGGATATAGGTGGGGTGGATGGGGGTGGGTGTAGGCATCAGATTACTCCTAGGAACATGAGCAGAAGGGCTGCTGCACATACGCACAGCAGGAGGAAGTCTTCAGTTGTCATGGTTGCTTTCTCCTTCGTTGTTTGGGCTTACGCCCTGGACATCCACGTGACCTTTGATCCGTGGGCGATGATGACGGGGTTGGCTTTCTGGTCGTTGCCGTCGATACCGTCGCAGGCGAAGCAGTTGTTGCACAGACGCTTCTTGCCTGCCTCCTTAGATGCAGGGCAGACGAACTCACCGGGCAGCAGGGGCTGCGAGTCAGTACGCACACGGAACGTGCGGTAGCCCAGATGGCGAGCCATCTCGTACTCGGTGACGGTGTCCACGCTTGCCATGCACAGGGCCATGATCCGTGCACGTTGGGCATCAGAGATGTCTGGGTTGAGCCACTGATGTGTGTAGCCTGTGTGCTTGTCCTTACCGACAACTGTGCCATTGGGCACGTACTCATACACGAGGTCTTCCCAGACCCATGCAGGCACTGCCATAGGGTCACCGTAGGTGCCCAGACGCTTGCCGCGTCCCTTGGTCAGCTTCCTCACAATGTGAGGTGCAGCAGGTGGGTACTTGCCAGCCTGCAGGGTCTTGAAAACCACAGTCGGGCCCTGCTCGACACGCACATAGCAGTCACCACCCAAAGCAGGACGGGATTTGCAGTCACCGCAGATGGATTCATCTGCACCAGTAAAAAGGGCATCGAGCGGGGCAATATCTTTGCGCAGAATATGGGTCTGCACCATATTCCCGGTCTTGGTATTGTCCGAACCAATGATGGCAATTACTACGATGGGAGAACCGTCGAGTAATGACGGGCCGTCGTAGATTACATACCCTGTGGCAGGGGCAATATTGAGTGCAGCGCACTGCGCAGCATAAGCCTTGGTGAAAGCCATATTAACTACTCCGGTGAAAACGACCTCACAATGTGAGGTGGGTTGACAGCAGGGAGGAGGATCCCAGTTCAAATCATGATTGATCTGAACTGTGTTCAGTGTACCACAGAAAGAGTAGCTTGTCAAGCTTTTTGGGGGTGCTTTTTAGTGCCTCACATTGTGAGGTGGGAGAGCGGCAGAGTACAAAAAGAAAAAAGCCTTATAAATCAATGACTTACGAGAAGTGACATAACAGAAGTAGTTGACTTCACTACTCGGGCATTTGTAAGCTATTGATTTATAAAGGTTTTTTTATGAAAGTTATGTAAGTTAAACTGTTACGCGTTTTTAGAGAGAGCCGGACCTTTTTTGGGTAATCGTATGATGATTGGCTGCAGGCCTGCCGCTCCCTGCGCTCTAGAAAAAGATGGGTACTCACTCTTCAAAAAACGCGTAACATTTAACATTACCCGTTTTTCCCTTATAAATCAACAACTTACGGTGTTATCTCGCCAATTTGGCAACCTAACATGCTCGTAACGCTGGGCTAGCGCCACACGAAGAACTGGTCTAGCCTCACAATGTGATGTAGTTACGCGTTTTTTAAAGTCCTACTGTCGTCATGGGTATTGGTTCTGTGACGAAGTTACGCAGTTTTTAAAGTCCTACTCACGTCATGGGTATTCCCTCGACCCCACATTGTGATGTAGTTACGCGTTTTCTAAACACCTACTGTCGTCATGGGTATTGGGCTAAAGCCACACGAAGAACTGGCATAGCGGGGCCGCGCAGCCCTGCAGAACCGTGGGCTAGCGCCACACGAAGAACTGGCATAGGGCCTCACAATGTGAGGTAGGCACAAAAAAGCCGCCTCGTGGGCGGCTCGGTTGGAGCGTCCGGGTCGAAACCCGGGCGGATTAATTACTTAGCGGGTCCAGTAATAGGGGCCGCAATGCGGGCCTGCGCATTCTTCAGATCTTGCAGCACCATAAGAGCGCTGAAGTTCACCGCCTCAGCCTTCTCCACTTTCTTGATCATCGATGCCAAACGGTCCAGCATCCACGCGGAAAGCTTATCGGCGTCCGACTGGGGGGCTTCAGTCTCACCCTCAGCCTCAGCCTCAGCCCCAGCATTAGCAGCCTCGACTGCGGCCTCAAGTGCCAAGCGCTTAGCCTGGATCTTGATTTGTCTCCAGGACTCATAGGGGTTTGCATGCCCCTTATTCTTGAGTAGGTCAGTGTATGCAATACGCTCAAGTTCAACAGCACCAGCCGGCTTTTTCTCGTCATACCAGCCGGGAGCGAAACCCGGCGTGGAATTCAGGACGCCGGCGTATGCTTTCACTGCGCCATAGGTGCGTGCTGCAGCATTGGCTGCGGCTTCGCGCAACTGCTCGAGGGTCAAAGGGGCAACGGGCTTTTTAGCCATGACAGAACTCCAAACAAACCCGTGAGGCCGGACGGGTGAGGCCAGGTCAGTGATCAACAAACCACCGACACCTATATTGCACCACAGTCTAGTGGTGACGTCAACACTTATCTGTAACCTCACAATGTGAGGCGGGATCGGCGCGGGAAAAAAGTTCAAACCGATTGACCCTACCGCACCCGGGACCCCCAAGGCCTGGAATCGGATCCGGGCTCCAACCCCTGAACTGTAATCTGCACACCCGATACCCATTTTATACTTCAGTTTGCTATCTGTACTCTGGTTTGCTATTTGTACTCTGGTTTGCTATCTGTACCCCCTTTTATTTTTCAGCCAGCTCAGACCCCCACCCCCTCTAATATAGGAACACCCCCCGTCAAGGGACCCGTACCACCCTTTACAAACCCACCCCCATATGTGCTACATTCCGGCTACCCGATACTTCGGTGCGCTATGATCACTATTGAACCCACTCGGGACCATCCGATCCCGTTCGATTTGGCTGCAGAAGAGCCTGCTGTCTACAAAGACAAGCTGGCTGTGGCAGCAAACACCGCCTCTCTAATAGAAGGGCTAGGTGGGAACATCGATATGACCGAAGCAGATGCACATGCTGCTCGGGAGTTGATCAAATCCTCAAAGGAAAAAGGCAGTAGTCGAGCACTTCAGATCCCTGGAGTTGCAAGAAAGCTGAGCGCAATCCTTACTGAGTACGATCATCAGGTCATCAAGGATGTGCAGCAGGCACGGACGTTCATCACCAATCGGCTGGTGGAGTTGGCAACCTGCGGTGACGCCAAGGTTGAGATCAAAGCACTTGAGCTTCTAGGCAAGCACTCGGACGTGGGTCTGTTCACTGAGCGCAGTGAGATCACAGTTACCCACAAGTCATCCACAGATCTGGAGAACAGCATCAAGGATCGCATCAAGCGCCTACTGCATTCAGACGTAGTGGATGTTGTGCCGATCACAGACTTGGACGCGCACTTAGGTAATCCATTGGATGAGCGCAGACAAGAGTCAAATGCACTCATGAGTCAGTTGGATGATCCTGAAGAGTCCGCCGATGATTGATGAAGTCAGCCTGAGGGACATCCCTCTGGTGCTAGATAAGCTGTCGGAGACCGACCTGCGGGTGCTTGAGGCCCAGTTGATCAAGCTGGAGAAGCTCAAGCAGAAGGAGTTGGCTCAGGAGAAGTTCATCAAGTTTGTGGAGAGGGTCTGGCCGACCTTCATTTCCGGTCGGCACCACAAAATAATGGCTTCCGCTTTTGAGCGGGTGGCTGCTGGAGAGCTAAAGCGGCTGATCATCAACATGCCACCACGGCATACCAAGTCAGAGTTTGCTTCTTATCTGCTTCCGAGCTGGTTTTTGGGCAAATTTCCACACAAAAAGGTCATCCAGACCTCGCACACCGCCGAATTGGCAGTCGGTTTTGGTCGAAAAGTGCGAAATCTGGTCGATTCTGAGGTCTACAACAGCATCTTCCCCGATTTGAGCCTCCAAGCAGACTCAAAAGCAGCCGGTCGGTGGAACACCAGCAAGGGTGGTGACTACTTCGCTATTGGTGTAGGGGGAGCAGTGACCGGTAAGGGCGCTGACCTGCTGATTATTGACGACCCACACTCAGAACAAGAGGCTGCACTGGCTGCAGTCAACCCAGATATATACGACAAAGTGTACGAGTGGTACACATCAGGCCCCCGTCAGCGTCTGCAGCCGGGTGGAGCCATTGTTGTAGTGATGACGCGCTGGGCACAGCGGGATTTGACGGGTCAGGTGCTCAAAAATGCAGCACTCCGGGGTGAAACTGACTGGGAAGTGATCGAATTTCCAGCCATTATGCCCTCGGGTAAACCCTTATGGCCCGAGTTTTGGTCCCTTGAAGAGCTTGAAGCCCTGCACGAGGAGCTTCCAAACGCCAAATGGCAGGCTCAGTACCAGCAGAACCCGGTAGGTAACGAGTCTGCTATTGTAAAGCGAGACTGGTGGAAGACCTGGGAGGGGGAGAAACCCCCTAAATGCGAGTACATTCTACAGACATGGGACACTGCATTTGAGAAGCACCAACGTGCTGACTATTCGGCGGGTACAACTTGGGGCGTTTTCTACCATGAAGAAGACAACAATAACCCCAACATCATCTTGCTGAACACGTATAAGAAGCGCGTTGAATTTCCAGATTTGAAGAGAGATGTGCTGGCTGAATACAAAGAGTGGGAGCCAGACGGGCTTTTGATTGAAAAGAAGGCCTCAGGCGCTCCGCTAATCTACGACCTGCGGGCGATGGGTATCCCCGTGCAGGAATACACCCCATCGAAAGGCCAGGACAAGATAGCGCGGCTGAATTCCGTCTCAGACATCATTGCTTCAGGTAAAGTGTGGGTGCCTCAAACCCGCTGGGCAGAAGAGCTAATGGACGAGGTTGCAGCTTTTCCGGCTGGTGAGCACGATGACTTGGTTGACGCAACCACTTTGGCCTTGATGAGGTTCAGACAAGGTGGATTCCTGCGGTTGCCGAGCGATGCGCAAGAGGAAATGCGGCAATTCAAGAGCGGCAGACGTGCTGCTTACTATTAAGGACAGATCATGGCTACCAACATTGACCAAGCCCTCATGCCTATGGACCCGGAACTTCTTTCCGGTGAGCCTGTGGTTGAAATTGAAATTGAGGACCCGGAGTCTGTAAGCATAGGAATTGATGGGCTTGAAATCGATTTGGTGCCTGAAACCCCTACAGCAGAAGATTTTGACGCAAACCTAGCCGAGTTCATGGATGAAGCGGAGCTTCAGACGCTTGCATCCGATTTGATGGCTGACGTTGAAGGGGACATCAGCTCCCGCAAAGAATGGGTGGAGATGTTCGTCAAGGGCTTGGAAGTCCTTGGCATGAAGTACGAAGAGCGCACCGAGCCGTGGTCTGGTGCCTGCGGTGTGTACTCCACTATTCTTACTGAAGCAGCCATTAGGTTCCAGTCCGACACCATCATTGAAACATTCCCCGCACAGGGGCCGGTAAAGACTGAGATCGTTGGTGCCATTGACAAGTTGAAGGAAGAGGCTGCTGAGCGTGTCCGTGAGGACATGAACTACCAATTGACCGAGGCAATGCCGGAGTACCGGCCTGAGCATGAACGCATGCTCTATTCGCTTGGGTTGGCTGGCTCTGCGTTCAAGAAGGTGTACTACGACCCCAGCATCGGGCGTCAGGTGGCAATGTTCGTCTCAGCCGAGGACATCATCATGCCGTATGGTGTGTCGAGCATCCTCAACGCTCCGCGTGTTACGCACGTAATGCGTAAGACCAAGAACGACATCAAGAAGCTACAGGTCAGTGGGTTCTACCGTGATGTGGATCTTGGTGAGCCACAGTCGTTTTTCTCCGATATTGAGAAGAAAAAGGCTGAGGACCAAGGGTATTCCCTTGCTGATGACGACCGGTATCAAACCTACGAGATCCATGTTGACTATGACCTGCCGGGGTACGAAGATGAGGATGGCATAGCACTGCCGTATGTCGTCACTATCGACCGAGGGACTAACAATGTCCTGGCGATCCGAAGAAACTGGAACGAAGGAGACAAGCAAAAGCTCAAGCGACAGCACTTCGTCCAGTACACGTATATTCCTGGTTTTGGCGCTTATGGCTTGGGCCTTATCCACATTATTGGTGGTTATGCTCGCGCTGGCACTTCCCTCATTCGACAGCTTGTAGACGCTGGCACCCTGTCCAACCTGCCCGGTGGCCTGAAGAGTCGTGGCTTGCGGATCAAAGGGGATGACACGCCTATTGCTCCAGGGGAATTTCGTGATGTAGACGTACCGAGTGGGTCCGTCAAAGACAACATCATGACCCTGCCGTACAAGGAGCCGAGCCAAGTTCTACTTGCTCTGCTCAACCAGATTACGGAGGAAGGGCGTAGGCTGGGCTCAATTGCTGACATGAAGGTCAGTGATATGAGTGCTCAGGCACCTGTTGGCACTACGCTAGCACTGCTTGAGCGTCAGTTGAAGACGATGTCTGCTGTGCAGGCACGGGTGCACTTCGCCATGAAGCAGGAGTTCAAGCTCCTGAAGGCCATCATCCGCGACTACACCCCGCAGGAGTACAGCTACGACCCGGCTGAAGGCAACCGCAAAGCCAAGCAGGCTGACTACGATCTCGTGGAGGTGATTCCGGTCAGCGATCCCAACAGTGCCACGATGGCGCAGCGGATCATGCAGTACCAAGCGGTCATTCAGTTGGCTCAGCAGGCTCCGCAGATCTACAACCTGCCTCAGTTGCACAGGCAGATGATTGAAGTGCTGGGTGTTAAGAATGCAGACAAGCTGGTGCCGATTGAAGATGACATGACCCCGAGGGACCCGATCAGCGAGAACATGGCGTTCCTGAACGGCAAGCCCACCAAGGCGTTTATCTATCAGGACCATGACGCTCACATAGCAGTGCACGTTTCGCTGATGCAAGACCCAATGATGGCCCAACAGATTGGGCAGAGCCCGATGGGTCAGCAGATGAGCGCAGCCATCATGGCTCACGTAGCCGAGCACTTGGCGTTCAACTACCGCAAGAAGGTCGAAGAGCAGCTTGGTGTGCCCCTGCCGCCTCCGGATCAAGAGATGCCCGAGGACGTGGAGGTTGAACTGTCACGTCTGGTAGCCCAGGCGTCTACGCAGTTGCTGCAGTTGAACATGTCCAAGGCTCAGCAGCAGCAAGCCCAGCAGGCACAGCAAGACCCGATGGTGCAGATGCAGCAGGCTGAACTCCAGATCAAGGCTCAAGAAGCCAAGACCAAGGAGCAGAAGGTCCAGGGCGAGCTGGCTATCAAGCAAGCTGAGCTTCAGCTCAAGGCAGCAGAACTCCAGCGTGGTCAGGGTGAAGACCCCCGCATCAAGGCGGCTTTGGCTCAGCAGGAGCTGCAGCACAACGAGCAGAAACACCAGCAGAAGATGCGCCAACAAGCGCAATCCGACATGCTCAAGGCTAGGCAGCAAGCCATGAAGATGGCCCAACCTAAGACACCGCCGAAGCAGTAAATGAGCAGCCCGCTAATATCTTTGATGATGCCGATGTACAACACGGTGCAGTTTTTGAACGCTGCAGTTAATAGCGTGTTGGCACAGACATACCCTAATTGGGAGCTTGTCATAGTTGATGATGCTTCAGACGACGGGTCGTATGAGTTAGCTACTGCTCTGGCGCTCAAAGACCCCCGCATCAAGTTGCACAAAAACGAGTCAAAGCTTGGTATTGCGAGGAATAGGCACAGAGCCGCAGGGCTATGTACCGGCGAGTTTATTGGGCACATCGATAGCGATGACATGCTTGAGCGTTGGGCGCTGGAGGAAATGCTCCGTGTGTTTAACTCCAAGCCTGACGTAGCTCTTGCCTACAGCGACTTTGCCCAAGTTGATGTCAAAGGTAAGGTTGAGCTTTACTCTGCGAGCCACGACTACGACCCCAGCATCTTGCATCGTCATGGGTGGCGACATTTTGGGGTGTACCGCAAGAGCGCTTACGACGCCACGCAGGGGTTTAACACCAAGCTGCTAAATGGCTGCGAGGATGGGGACCTGTTCATGCAAATTGCAGAACAGTTTTCGTGTTATCGCACCCCCAAAGTGCTGTATTACTACCGTAGCCACAGCACAAATACCACGCGCACCATGAAGAAGTGTGACGATTGCACCCAGCGTATGGATTGCAACTACATGCGGGTATGGGCTAAAGCAGCCAATTACGACCCAATTACTTTTACACCTCTGAAAAAGGACTGAACATGGCGACTACTGCGTTTGACGTAGTCATTAAGGAATTAGAGGAGCGCCGGGAGTCCATCGCCCAGGCGCTTATCTCTGGAGCGGCAAAAGACTTTGCCGAGTACAAGGACTTGTGCGGTGAGATCCGGGGTCTATCACGCGCACATGCTTTTATCACCGACCTCGTGCGAAAGATGGAAAACGACGATGAGTGAACTACTCCTGAGTGATGGTGCAAGCACCACGGTATTGCCTGAGAGCGATGCAGAGAAGGCCCGTCAAGTGCCTGATCCGGTGACTTACCACCTGCTGTGCATGCTGCCAAAGGCCAACGACGAGTACGAAAGCGGGCTTCTCAAAGCTGGCCAGACCATGCACTTTGAAGAAGTCATGAGCCCCGTGCTGTTTGTCGCCAAGATGGGACCCGATGCGTTCAAAGATCCACTGCGCTTTCCCAGTGGGCCTTCATGCAAGGTAGGGGACTTCATCCTTGTACGGCCAAACACCGGCACCCGATTGAAGATCCACGGGACCGAGTGGCGCATCATCAACGATGACAGTGTCGAGGCTGTTGTGCAGGACCCCCGTGGTATCCAGCGGGCATAAGGAGTAGTAATGCCAAACGTAGCATTTGAAGAATTCAAGTTTCCTGACGAGCAGACCGTAACCACCTCTGATGAAAAGGTGGAGTATGAGGTTGAGTCAGGGCCTGATATTGAGGTCGTAGACGACACGCCCGAGGCAGACCGTGGCCGCGCTCCCATGAAGGAGCCCCCTGCGGAAGTGACCGACGATGAACTTGCGCAGTATTCCGACGGAGTCAAGAAGCGCATTCAGCACTTCTCCAAGGGGTATCACGAGGAGCGCCGAGCCAAAGAAGCCGCACTTCGTGAAAAAGAAGAGGCTCTTCGCTTGGCTCAGAGTCTTGTTGAAGAGAACAAGAAGCTCCAAGGTAGCTTGGGTCAGGGCCAGCAAGCGCTTCTTGAACAAGCTAAAAAAGTAGTTGCCAACGAGGTTGAACAAGCCAAGGCTAAATACAAGGCGGCTTATGAATCTGGTGATGCCGACGCGCTAGTAGCTGCCCAGGAAGAGTTGACTGCAGCCAAGATTAGGGCTGAGAAAGTAAACAATTTCAAACCAGCAGTTGCAAAACCAGAAACACCTGTGGTACAACCCGTATCACAAACAGTGGATACGCCGCCAGTTGACCGTAAAGCGGTTGAATGGCAAAAGCAAAATCCCTGGTTTGGGGCTGATGAAGAGATGACCGGCTTTGCTATTGCACTCCACAACAAGCTGGTTAAGTCTGGAGTCGATCCTCAGTCCGACGAGTACTACAGGCGTGTAAACGCCCGTGTACGCGAAGTCTTCCCGAATGCGTTCCCTTCGGAGAAGCGACAATCGAATGTAGTCGCCCCTGCGACCCGTAGCACAGCGCCCAAAAAAGTCGTGCTTACAAAGTCTGCAGTGGAGATCGCCAAGCGGCTTGGGGTTCCTCTGGAACTCTACGCTAAGCAGGTTGCGGAAGGAATGAGGAAACAAAATGGCTGAGTCGAACCGTCTTGCTCGTGAATTGGACACCCGCGCTAAGGCTGAACGCCCAAAGCAGTGGATGCCTCCCCAACTCCTGCCCGATCCGAATCCGGAACCAGGGTATGCTTTTCGTTGGATTCGCGTCAGCACTCTCGGGAATAACGACCCGATGAATGTTTCTTCAAAACTCCGCGAGGGCTGGGAGCCCGTAAAGGCAAGTGATCATCCGGAAATTCAACTAATGGGCACCGGCTCCGGCAGGTTCCCAGACAGTATCGAAATCGGTGGTCTCCTGCTTTGCAAAACACCAAAGGAGTTCACTGAACAGCGTAACACCTACTTTCAGCGTCAAGCTGATGGGCAAATGCAATCAGTGGACAACAGTTTCATGCGCGAGAATGACCCTCGGATGCCTCTGTTCAAGGAGCGCCGCTCGGAGGTTTCGTTCGGACGCGGTTCTTAATTCAAGGAGTCTTAAATGGCTTACCCAACTGTTGACAGGCCTTACGGGCTAAAGCCGATCAATTTGATCGGTGGTCAGCCTTTTGCGGGCTCAACCCGCGAACTTCCCATTCAGTATGCCTACGCAACGGACATCTTCTACGGTGACTTCGTTGTGTTGTCGCGTGGTTTCATTACTCGGGCGTCGGTCTCCACCGGCACGGGCGTGAACCAAGTGACGGGCATTTTTGTTGGTGTTTCGTACACCGACCCAGTGACCAAGCAGAAGCGTTTCAGCCAGTATTGGCCCGCTTCGACGCTGGCTGGTGATGCGCTGGCTTACGTGGTTGACGATCCTGACACGGTGTTCCGCGCCGCCGTCTGCTCTGCTACTACGGTCATTGCTTCTGGCGCTCTGGCGTTGATCGGCACCAACCTGTCGATGATCAACAACACCGGCAGCACCGCAACTGGCAACTCTGCAAACGCAGTTCTGGCCCCCACTGCTACCCCTGTCTCGACGATCCTCCCGGTTCGTTGCGTGGGTGTAGCGGATGACACCGCCGTTTCTGTGACTGCTTCGGGCTCTTCGTCTGGTACGACTATCACCCTCACGGGTACGGGCCTACCTGCGGCGATCCCTGTTGGCACCAGCGTGGCCTATCTGGCAAGCAACGGCCAAATCATTGAGACCTCGTCGTTCGTGGCTACGGCAGCTTCTGCTGGCGCAACTTCGGTGACGCTCAATGCGGCTATCGCAGTGCCCGGTGGTGTGACCGCCATCCCCGCAGCCTCTACCATCGTGTTTACCCAGTACCCAGAAATTCTGGTGAAGGTGAACCTGCTGGTCCACGGCTACTACAGCAGCGCCACGGCCTAATAAGGAGTCTGAATCATGGCAATTTCACGTGCCCAACTACTGAAGGAACTCCTGCCGGGGCTGAACGCCCTGTTTGGCATGGAGTACAAGCGTTACGGCGAAGAGCACAAGGAAATCTACGAGACCGAGTCCTCAGAGCGCTCGTTCGAAGAAGAAACCAAGCTCTCCGGTTTCTCCGCAGCCCCGGTGAAGAACGAAGGTTCGGCCATCCAGTACGACAACGCACAGGAAGCCTGGACCGCTCGTTACAACCACGAGACCATCGCTATGGGTTTCTCTGTCACCGAAGAGGCGATGGAAGACAACCTGTACGACAGCCTGTCCGCCCGCTACACGAAGGCCCTGGCCCGCGCTATGGCTTACACGAAGCAGGTGAAGGCTGCGGCGATCCTGAACAACGGTTTCAACAGCGCTGTGACCTACGGCGACGGACAAGCCTTGTTCTCGACCGCTCACCCGCTGGTCTCTGGTGGCACCAACAGCAACCGTCCGGCTACCGCCGCCGACCTGAACGAGACTTCCTTGGAAGCCGCCGTTATTCAGATCGCTGGTTGGACGGACGAGCGTGGTCTGCTGATCGCTGCCAAGCCGCGTAAGCTGGTTGTTCCCCCGAGCTTGATGTTCGTTTCTACCCGTCTGTTGGAAACCAGCCTGCGTGTTGGCACCACGGACAACGACATCAACGCACTGAAGAACAACGGTTCCATCCCTGAGGGATATACCGTTAACCACTTCTTGACCGACACCAATGCGTGGTTCCTGACCACGGATGTGCCCAACGGTCTGAAGCACTTCGTGCGTGTGCCTATGGCTACGTCGATGGACGCTGACTTTGATACGGGCAATGCTCGGTACAAGGCGCGAGAGCGATATTCGTTCGGAGTCTCTGATCCCCTCGGGGCGTATGGGTCGCCGGGCGCTTGACGCCAAAAACCCAATAAAATCAAGCACTTACGCTTGACCAAAGGCCTCTTCGGAGGCCTTTTTCTTTGCCTGTTGACTTTAGACTACACGTCGTGTACATTACGGTCTGGGCTTTGTAACTTAAGGAGCAAGCTGTGACACAGGTAATCTATAAAATTGTCAATTTAATAAACGACAAGTTTTACGTCGGCAGCACCAACAACCAACGAGAACGGTTTAGAACACACCGCAATAAGCTACGCCGGGGCGTACACCACTGTGCCCATCTGCAAGCATCATGGAGTAAGTACGGAGAAGAAAAGTTTGCGTTTAAGGTAATTTCACACGTGCCGGATGGGGAGTCGCTACAAGAAGCAGAAGACGCGTGGCTTATTTCTCACGTGGGAAAGCCGCATTGCTACAACTCGGGGCTTCGGTCTGGCGCCCCAATGCGGGGCATACAAAAAGAACGGCATCCAAATTTTGGTAAGCCTATAACTGAAGAACAGAGGCAACAAATCTCCCAGACGCTCAAAGACTTCTACGCCAAGGACTACTTCAACCATCCTCGTGTTGGCAAGCAGCACACAGAAGAAACCAAAGCCAAGATCAGTGCAGCCAAGATGGCAAACCCTGTCGCTCCTTGGGAAGGCAAGCGGCGTAGCGAAAAGACCAAAGCCAAAATTGGTGAAACACAGCGCGGCAAGCCTAAGGCCCCAGGCCGCAAAGTCTCAGAGGCAGGTCGTGCCAAGATTCTTGCAGCCGCCGCAGCAGGCAACTATAGCCACTGGAAAGGCCGGGAACACACCGAGGAATCCAAGCAGAAGATGCGCAAGAAGGTGCTGGAGCAGACCTCAGGACAGTTGTTTGACAGCCTGACCGCTGTGCTGACGCACTATCAGATGACCATGCCCACACTGCGGCGGGCACTGCTTGCAGGTACTCCGATTACCAAGGGGAAGTTTACGGGGCTTGTGTTTGTTTACGCTTGACTCCCCCGCCCCGCTATGCTACCCTGCTACAAACCTAGACCTTCACGCTTGCCGACCGACTAGGCGGACTTCTCCTCAGAGACGGCAAGAGCAGATTGAGGACAAATCATGGGATTTTCTACGCTCTCCGGCCCGGTTCGCATGGGCACCCAACGCTACGGCGCTGGCACGAACACCGGCCTGCCGGTTCTGACCCAATCCACCAACGTGGCGTTCTCTGCGATGACCACATCGCCCACGGCGCAGAACCTGTTCACGCTCCCGGCAGGTGCCAAGATCCTGCGCTTCACGGTTGAGAAGACCACTGCCATTTCTGGCGGGTCGGTCACTGCAGTGAACACGACTTTTGGTAAGGCTGGCACTGCCAATGCGTTCCAGACCACGATTGATATTGGTCTGACCACGGCTCAGACTGCTCGGGCTACCCTGGACGCCGCGCTGGTTTCGTCGGCTACCGACAACATTGGTACGGATGATGTGGTTGTGACGGGTACGTTCACTGCTGCGGGTGGTAATCCTACGGCTGGTGCGACTGTGGTGACGGTGGAATACATCCAGCGTGCTAATAACGGCGCTCAGGCACCGACCACGTTCCAGAACTGATGACGGGGGCTACGGCCCCCTTCTCGTAGGAGTGCTGAATGGCTAAGACCAATTACAGCCCGACGTTTCCCATGTACCCTGGGGACGCGGCTGCTGTGACCACGAGCGACACCAACAATTTCCGTGAGCCTAGCGTGATCTACGTGGGCGGAGCGGGGAACGTGCGTGTGTTGACTGCGCAGGGCAGTGATGTGACATTCACCAGCGTGCTGGGTGGCAGTGTGCTGCCGGTGCAGGTGATCAAGGTGTTCGCAACGAACACGACCGCTACGTCGATGACCAGGGTGTTCTGATGTCGTTTGGCTTCGGGTTTGGGTTTCCGCGCAGGTTG